TTCTGAAATACCTTTTGCCATGGTTTTTATACCTCTGTGTGTTTTTTATAAAGATTAACCAATTAATTCATTGAAAGAAACACCTGTTCTTGTAGCAACGAAGGTAATAGTAATGAAGTTAATCGAGCGTGCAGGCTTGATGTAAATCTCAGCTTGAAATTCATTGCGATCAATGACATCAGCGGTGTTGTTGCTGTCATCACAGACAACTAAGAAATCGTAGATACCTCTTCGACCTTGTACATTCCTCAAATATGGATCAACAGCTCCTTTAAATGCGGATCTGGTGAGTTCATCATTAATCTCAAAGAGTTGGAATTTTGAGAATCTTGCGATGTTCTTTTCGAGTTCGATGAATAAACGGCGAACGTTGATTCTATCGAAAGCAGATGGGGATGAAAGTCCAGTCTTATCACCGAATAGTACCACCCCTTGGCCAGGGAATGCTACAACAGGATTAACCCTTGCGGTATATAATCTATCTCTTTCAGCCTTTCTAGGTGAGTAAGCAAGTTTAGCTGCATTTCTCAAGTTACCTCTGTTATATCCAGCAGGAGAGAACCAAGTCTCTGAATTGATTGTTGAACTAATACATAGTCCAGCAACATCTGCTGCACATGGAACGTAACGGTAAGTATCATTGTACTTATCGTAAAGGTACTTATAACCTGAGTCAAAGATTGCATAACTTGAACTTGCAATTGTGTTAAAGAAATCTACAATGTTATCAGTCTTCTTAGTAGAAGTACTTGAATTAATAACATCAGTTCTTTGTGGTGAAATGACTGCAATACAGTCTCTTCTTGATTCTGCGATAGCAATTAGTTTTGCTGCAACAGTTCCAGTAATCTTGCCTGGTACTAAGAAGTCTATATCACCAAATTCTTCTGGGTCACTTACTAAATCATAACTTGTTTCTACAGCACTATTGATTGTAGCAGATTTAGTAGACCAATCGTAATCAGCACCAGAACCTAAAGTTTGACTTACAATTTTGTTAAAGATTGGGAAAGTTGTACTCGATGCATTGTTTCCAATCGCACCAGCGGAGTTTGAACCAGTTGATAATTCAACTGCTGTTATGTCACCAGCTGCAACTAGAGTATCTTCACCACCATACAAGTATGATGATTGAGTCTCCATAACTTTTTTCCAATATGAAACAACACCCTCTGTACTCTTAGCAT